TCAAGTTGAGATGACTTCTGGTATTCAATTCTATGATGGTATTACGACAGGAGAGATTCAAGAGATTTTAATTAAGAGTGCCAGTGATTTAATTGACCTAGATCATCCCAACTATCAGTTCGTTGCTGCCAGACTGCTTCTATTCTCGCTTAGGAAGTCTCTGTTTGGAAAGATGAGGGAATTGCCTTCATTGATTGATCATATCACTGCTAAAGCATATGATGGACTGTACGATAAAGATATCTTTGTCAAATACTCTCAAGAGGAGATTATTAAAGCACAGACGTTCATAGATCATGATCGCGATTTCTTATTCACATATGCTGGTTTACGTCAGGTTGTGGATAAATATCTAGTGCAAGACAGGAGTGCTGGAAAGGTATACGAAACTCCGCAGTTCATGTATATCATGATTGCGTTGACTATCTTCCGGGACTACCCCAAAGCGACAAGAATGTCTTATGTCAAACGGTACTACGATGCGGTCTCCAGGCACCGACTCAACATCCCAACACCAATCATGGCAGGAGTGCGTACACCGCTCCGGCAGTTTGCGTCTTGCGTTCTGGTTGATGTTGATGACACCCTGGATAGTATTTTTACATCTGATATGGCCATTGGCCGTTATGTCGCACAAAGGGCTGGTATCGGTATCAACGCTGGGAGAATCCGTGGGATCAACAGTAAGATCAGAGGTGGAGAAGTACAGCACACTGGCGTTGTTCCTTTCCTTAAAAAGTTTGAATCAACTGTACGATGCTGTACGCAAAATGGAATCCGTGGTGGATCAGCAACAGTCCACTTCCCAATCTGGCACCAAGAAATAGAAGATATTATTGTTCTCAAGAACAACAAAGGCACAGAAGACAATCGGGTACGCAAACTTGACTACTCAATCCAAATTTCAAAACTTTTCTACGAACGTTTCATTGCGAATGAGGAGATTAGCCTCTTCTCACCGAATGACGTACCGGGTCTGTATGATTCCTTTGGTACTGACAGGTTCGATGATTTATATGTGGGGTTTGAACGAGATGAGTCTGTTCCAAGAAAGACTATCGGGGCACAAGAA